TAATTATGCGGTAAGGGGATTAAATGTTGTCAGTCAGGGAGCAAATGCCGCTGGCACAAATTACCTTTTTACTGTTACTCAGGGAGTAGGAAACGTAGAAGGATATAAGGTTGATAAACCATCATCGGTTCAAAAGAGTTTTGTAAAAAATCCTGATTTATTTAGCATTAATAATGAGCCTCATTCTTCCGCCTCGGCTGCAACTCAAACAATTAGTTTGAACTATTCGCCACTTAATGCGATTAGTGATTGTGTTGTAACTCTTGAAAAGACTGTTTCAATTTCTCATGGTTCATTTACTGGAGCATCCGACCCGCTTCCAGATACCGCCGTTTTAAGTATTCAATCAGTTACTCAAGGCGGAACGACGTACTCGCTGGGTACTGATTTTAATTTGACTTCTGATCAGGTGGATTGGAGTCCGGGTGGAGCTGAGCCAGCGCCGGGGTCTACTTATTCGGTGACTTATAGATATTTGGATTCAGTAACGCCCGCAAATATAAATGAAGACAATGGAACTTTTGAGGTAACAGGTGCTGTTGCTTCAACTTTGATTCTTGTTGATTACAACTGGAAGCTTCCTCGTTATGACGTAATGACGATGAATAAGACAGGGGAACTAAGTTTAATTAAAGGAGTTTCATCAAGATTCAATCCAGAGGTTCCGTTGCTATTTGTTCCAGATAGTGACCTTTTACTGGCCTCTATTTATTACACTTGGAAGTCAACTCACACTCCATTAGTTAATGACATTGGAACCCGTGTGACATCTATGGATGACATGCGGAAAATTAAAAAGGCGATTGTAAACTTGCATGACCTAATAGCAATTGAACGTCTTGAACGTGACCTTGCATCGAAAGAGCCAGCGGCAAAATATGGAACATTTTCCGAGCCGTTCAATGACGATAGCTTGAGAGATCTTGGCCAAGCTCAAGATGCTGTGATGATCTCAGGCGATTTGCAAATGCCTGTTCCAATTACTCAGGTTGAGCCATCAAATAATGCAACAACAACTTCAACGCTTGATTACAACGAAGAGGCCGTATTAAGTCAGGTTTTAAGAACTGGCTCAATGTTGATAAATCCTTATCAAGCATTTGAACCAATCCCAGCTCTAGTGACGTTGAATCCTTCAACGGATCTTTGGACAATTGTTGATGAGCAAGTTACGAATACAGATTCCACTCGAAGGATTGGGGCTGGCAATAGGTCCTCCACATGGACAGAAGAAACCCTTGATCTTGTTTCTAGCGTTAGTGAAACAATCGAATTTATGAGGCAGCGTTCTGTTGCTTTTGAGGTTGAAGGTTTTGGCCCTAGTGAGAACCTTTTAAAATTAACTTTTGCGGGTGATGAAATTACATTGTCACCTGTTCCACAGGCAAACGCTCAAGGTCAATTAACAGGATCATTTACAATTCCCGCAAATGTTCCATCTGGTGATGTTGAGGTTGAATTTTTAGGAGCTGGAGGAAGCAGGGGAACAGCTCGCTACTTTGCACAAGGAACATTAAGGACAGAACAATGGGTAAGAAATAGAGTTACAACAACTTCATTCTGGTGGGGTGGATGGGACCCTCTTGCTCAAACTTTCACCTTGACAGAGGATCGCCAAATAACTTCAGTCGATTTGAAATTTACTCAAATTGGAAATACAGGAAATGAAGTCCAAGTTCAAATAAGAGAAACTGATAATGGAGTTCCAACAGGAACCGTTATTGGTGAGGCTGTGATTCCGGGCACTTCATTAACGACTAATAATGTTTATGTAAATGCAGCATTTTCAAACTTAATTCATTTAACAGCTCAAAGAGAGTATGCAATTATCGTCATGACAGATGACGCCTCTCATGCTTGTGCTATTGCTGAGATTGGTAAATTCGATCAATTTGCCCAGTCTTGGGTCACTGCCCAGCCTTTCACTATTGGAACTTTATTGAGTTCATCAAACGGAAAGACATGGACTCCACATCAGGACATGGATCTTTGTTTCAAGTTGAACGCTGCAAGCTTTACCGCTACTTCTAAGACGGTTGACCTTGGTACTTTATCTGTCACTAACATGTCAGATATTCAACCATTCTCACCTGTCTATCTTCCTAGTGCGGCGACTAATACGATCTTCAAATACACAAGATCGACTGGAGAAATCTTCGAGATGGATTCAGGAACAGGGGTTAACTTGGCGGCGTTTGTGACTGACACAATGTCAGTTCAAGCGGTTCTAAATGGAACCTCAAAATTGAGCCCTGTTTCATTCCCCGGAATGGTTACAAACATCGGCTCACTTGATACGGCGGCAACATACATCTCCAGAGCGTTCACGCTTAACACAAGTGGAGGAAGCCTCAAAATTTACTTTGACGCTTTGATTTCAGGAACGGCTACCGTTACCCCTGAATATGATGCTGGCTCTCAAACATGGACTGGACTTTCTTTAGATAGTTCTACTCCATTAGGTGATGGTTGGATTGAATATAAATATTCAGTTGCAGCCGCTGGCCTTTCAACCTCTGCAATTAAACTTGCATTGGCAGGGACTCCACAATTCCGACCAAGGGTTAGGAATTTAAGAGCCATTTATGTTTGATCATTATCTAAGGAGTTTTAACCAATGACTATTCAAGACGACAGGACCACCAATTTAAACCTCAAAAAGCCTTATCCGACCAACTTATTGGCCGATGACGTTTTACGCATGAGGGACGCTTTGGACGCTATTGACACAGCAGTTCATGGCAAGGCATCAACTACAGGCGTTCAGGCGTTAGTTGATACAGGCTTAGCGGCTTTGGTTGATTCAAGTCCCACTGCTTTAAATACTCTGAATGAGTTAGCGGCGGCGATTAATGATGATGCCTCATTCGCTACAACAGTCAATAATAATATTGCAACAAAACTAGCTTTGACAGGTGGAACGCTTTCGGGTGGTATTACTTTTTCGAGCGGTGATGTAACACTGTCAGCAGATCCAACTTTAGCTCTTCATGCTGCTAGTAAGCAGTTTGTAGAAACTACAGTAGGAGCTGGCCCAGCTCAATGGGCAACCTCTAACTCAGCCGCTACTTTAGAAATAAATAAGCGCTATTTAGTGGATTGCAGTGCAGCATCATTTACTTTGACTTTGCCAGCGTCACCGACGGCTGGCCAGTTTGTGATTGTAGCTGATGCTAAGGGTTGTTTCTCAACGTACCCAGTCACACTTGCTCAGAACGGAACCAACATTGCTGGTGCTGCTCTTGACCTTGTACTAAACGTAGACCGAGCTGTAGTCACACTTGTCTATAGTGGTGATGCAACTACAGGCTGGCTCGTTAAATAACCCATCGGAGTTTTTTTATTATGACAAATCTTTCTTCACTAACTGGCTTTAGCAGCGGCGGTGGTTCAGGCGGTAGCGGTGGTCTACCAGTCATGTTGACCCAAGCAATGACTTTGGTTGATTCTTCTCTTAATAATTGGAGTGATCCCTCAGACAGCAACAAAACCAGTCAAAGTTCAACTACTTACCAGTCTTATCATCCATTATCAACGGATGGTTGTTTTGCTGGTTTTTTTGATCCTTATAATCCATCGAGCAACTCTTCCTCTGTTAGGTATAACTCTTTTAAAATAAATACAAGCAACGGACAAATTGGGACCATTAACAGCAGCGAGGCATGGGGCCATAACAATGGTGATGCCTTTAGCACTTGTCATCATGGTGCTGTCGGGATGATGGTCATGAACTGTGGGCATCACCAGAACCCTAGTTATGGAAGCACTAGAAAAGGTTTCGTCTGGGCTGGTGGTTCAAATAATGATGGAACAGTTAATAGTACGTCTTACAATGAAGGCCCATGGGAGAACTGGCCCCATTCAAACGGCGGCTTGATTGTGAGCGCCACTGGCGCAGGTTCTGGCGGCACAATGTATGGCCGTCGATCTGGTTATAACCAGAACAGCGGGCAATATGCCCACAACAATCATTACTTCACCTTTGGAAGTAGTGCAGGGAGACAAGAATGGGCTGGCAGTAGTTCAAATACGTCAACCAACTACGCATGGCCGTGTGCAAAGCAAAGTAAAGATGATCTAACGCCCGGTGGCATGATCATGTTTTATGACGCTAGCGGTACTCAACACGCTAGTTGTATTTATGGATCTGGAGGAGATCGAGGAGGTCATAACTCGACTATTGGAGTAAAATATTGGAGCTCCCAAGAACCATGTTTCCACCTTTCAAATGGTGAATATTTATTCAGTTTCAGTAAAGGAGTTGTAATTGGTAACAGCAGCGGAACCCTGTCTGAAGTAAGTACGCCTGTTGAGAACGCAAGTTATCTTAGGATGATACAAAATCCAGATCGGCTGCAACAGTCTTGCGTACCTTGTAAAGAAGCTGATACTTGGATAGCTCCTGTAAGTAACAACTTGGGATGGATGAAAATCCACATTGATGTTAATGACAATTATAAGGTGTCGATTCTTCAGCATTATTATTCCTTTGGTACTACTGGCAGTACATCCGTACCTGTCGGTGGAAGTTGCTACGGCTTGGTTGGAACTAATGATGAATATTTCGTCAGAATTCAGACTGAAGGTTGCCAAAGCAATATTTGGGTATATAACAATCCATTCGCTTCTTAAATTATGACACCTACAGAGCTCCGAACAGAGCGTAATGCTCGCCTCGCATTAACTGATTATTATATGTTGGTTGATGTCTTTGAAACTCTTACTGACGCCGATCAAGCATTGATCCGTGAGTATCGCCAAAGCCTCAGAGATTTGCCTTCAACTTATGACGGCACTGGGGTCCCAGCTTGGCCGCATCCTCCTACTCTTTCAATAGGTTAATTATGAGTACATCATTTCTCCATGGGGTCGAAGTTCTAGAAATAGACACTGGCCTCAGACCAATCAAAACTGTCCGAAGCGGTGTGATTGGCTTAGTTGGCACTGCCCCAGATGCTGACGCAAGTGTATTTCCACTTGATACTCCTGTATTAGTTGCAGGGGATAGAACGAAAGCGGGCAAGCTTGGAACTACTGGAACATTGGGATCTTCCATTGACGGTATATTTGATAGCGCTGGAGCCGTAGTAATCGTCATTCGAGTTGACCATACAGGTACAGATGCTCAGGTTCTGAGTAATGTCATCGGCTCGTCTACTGGATACACAGGATGCCATGGTCTTCTAGCTGCCAAAATGGAAGTTGGATTTGATCCAAAAATCCTTATTGCTCCCGGCTTCACATCAAGCCAAGTAACTGACGGGGTTACTTCTATTGCTGTTACCAATGGTGGTTCTGGTTATACATCAGCTCCTACAGTTTCCATAACTGGAAGCGGGAACGGTGCAACAGCAACAGCAACAATTTCGGGCGGAGCTGTTACCGCTATAACTGTTACCAATGGAGGAGATGGATATTCATCAGCTCCTACAGTTTCCTTTACAGGTGGTGGTGGTTCTAGTGCGGCTGCAACTGCCAACACAGGAACTTTGAAAAATCCTGTAGTGGCTGAGCTCGAAGGAATCGCTGATCAATTGGCCGCCGTTATTATTGCTGACGGTCCAAACACTACAGACGCCGCCGCCCAAGCTTATGCAGCCTTGCACGCAAACCCTCGTATCTATGTGATTGATCCTCATGTACGAGTATGGGATACGACTACAAGTGCTTATGTAAATCTTCCAGCGTCTTCCAGAGTTGCTGGCTTGATTGCTAAGACTGATGAGGAGAAAGGTTTTTGGTGGAGTCCTTCCAACCAAACACTCTCAGGAATTTCTGGAGTTGCTAGGA